AACTCAAGTAAACCATAATACCTATCAAGTCCACGATGATCATAAAATAAACGAATAGTGACATCCTTATTTTCTTTACTTAAACGTGACTTAGCAGTCTTTGCCTTGATAAGATTTCCGATGACCTCTGTTCCATCTTTTTCTTTCTTCTTGCTGAGATGAATAATGGTAGAGGCAGCATACTTAAGACCACTACCACCTCCCATCTCTTTAGTAGGAACATAAGATCCGATAACGTCATAAGTGTGATTGGTAACTATCATTGGAATGTTAGCCTGTCCCAACTTGAGTGTCAACATCCTGAAGGCACCTTTAATAAGTTGTGATTTTGTCATGTCACGAACCTGCTTTTCGTTGAGTGCATCAGTAATCTCTTTCTCAGTTGAAAGCATACCAAGAGAGTCTAACACAAACATGCAAGGTTTGCGATCATCTTCTGCTGTTTTGAGATACATGTCCACTGCTTTGAGTGCCTTGCTACGGAACTCTTCAACAGTTACCACATTTACTACGACTAAACGAGTTAAATCAATTCCACGACTCTCCAGAAGACCCCTATTAACTGCAGCTTCAGTATCAAAATAGAGGCAGTAACCATCAGGATTGCTGTCAAGAAAATTTTTAACGACAGCGAGACTAAAGAAAGTCTTGCCAGTAGAAGACTCACCAGCAATGGCAGTAATCTTATTCCCAGAAACACCACCAAAAATGGAACCCGAACACATTGCGTTAAATATATAACTCCCTGTATCCACGAACGTTTCTCTTTCTTCGATGTCTGATGCGAGTTTGGTAAAGTCATCTCCAATCTCTTTTACTATATCCTTTAAAAAGTCCATCAACATACCATCCTATACTGTTCACGTAAAATTTTCTTATAAGGTTCATCGGGATTTTCATCCCTAACCTTTTTAATAGTTTTCATTTTTTGATAAAGTGCATCATCACCACCAAGACGCATTACACTTACTAATGTTGCTAATTCTTTGTCGTTAATAGGTAAATCCATTAGGCAAAAAATAACTCCAGGTTTACTGTTTTCTCCACATTCCACCCAACCGCATCAAGAATAGATTTGAGTGGGTCTAAAAAACTCTTTTCAAATTGTAAGTCATAATCTATGTATTTGTCAAGACCGAGTTCATGTGGAAAGTCTTGAATAAATGAGATGACATTCTCTTGAATGATATTTGGTTTCTTTAAATAAATAAACTTAATTTTCTCACCATTATTAATAAGTGAGTATTTATTATCCAGTTTATTTTGTTTAATGTAATGATTAAACAAAAGTGCTCCACGACAATGAATTGGAGTTCCTTTACTGTAAATATTAGAATAAGACTTATACTTCACAACATCCGATACTGAACGGGGGAATGCGATTTGTTCTGGAGGAAGTGCCTTAAACTCTTTACGACAGTTTTCAATAAAATCAATTACTTCATCTTCATTACCACTCATCATCAACTTAAGTCCATCCTTAATCATCTGACGACATGGTGCCGGTGTAGATGATTTGACTGCCTCAATACCCATCATCTTAAGTTTAGGTTCCGAATACTGAACTCCTTCACTATTCCATACGTTGAGAATATATCTCTTCTTCGCAGTCCAAATACCACGTTCCGAAATATTTTCACGTTTCATAATCATCTTCTGTTCATATGCCGAAACATAATCCGCAAGTTCCGTATAAGATTGTTCGATGAATGGTTCTAACTTGTCTTCACAGATCTTATCAAGTAACTGAACAACCTTTGTTTTATCACCAGACTTATGACTAAGAAATTTATCCACAAGAGGTCCCATATTAAGATAGATTGAGTCAGTGTCAGATGCAATGACATAATCAACTTCTTCGGTTTGTAAAATCTTATTTAAAAATCCATTCATCTTATTCTCAATCCAACGGATAGAGACTTGACCAGAAAGCGTAATCGCTTCCGCATTGACCAATTTATAGTAACGAAAATATTGATTACCAATAGCACCATATGCAGAGTTGAGTTGAATCTTGCGAGCCATCTGAATATTGTTGCATCTTGCAATCTCCTTCTCCAATGCTTTAGTCGGTGTTTTTTCATAATCTTGTTTTGCAACAAGCATCTTCTTCTTATAGATGGTGCGATCTTTATAAATCTTCTCCATCAATTCAGGAAGCATACCTTTTACTCTATGATATAGTGCTCCATTTGCAGTAATAGTCAAATTGACTTTTCGCAAAGGTTCTAAATCCAATTCCTTCATAAGAAGTTTATCCACACCAACTTTATTAGAAAGTTCTCTCACCCTCTTAAGTGCATCAAGTTCTTCTGCAATTTCCTCACGGGACATTTTACGAACATCTTTCCACATACTATCACTCATAAGATTTTATTATGCTTTTTGCGGTTTTCAATTGCGGCCAATATTTGTAAATTATTTTCGTGATGCTTTCCTCCTTTTGAAATTGGAATTATGTGGTCTACTTCGTAAGGAACATTGGTTTCTTCGGACAATCTCTTTGCTTTACAATAGATTTTGTTTATTTTTTGTTGATCCGCAGTTTCATCAAAAGCATCTCTCATCCTACATCTCCTACGAGCAGAAATAGAATTTGACACTGCCCTCTTATGTTCCTCCCCCAAATATCTAAATTTTGAGGAGCAAGAGTGAGAACAAAACCGAAGTTTCCACTTTTCATTTATTGCTCTAAATCTACTAACCATAAATTCAGTTCCACAATTTTCACAATAAAGAACTTCTTTTCTCTCTTTATTTTTATTTTCCAAATGTTTAGGTTTTTGTAAATTGAACTTTCTTATTTTTTGTTTTATGAGTGGATCAGAGCACCCAAAAAATTCAGCACATTCTTTACGACTTTTGTTTTCAACAATATAAAGTTGATGTAGTTGTTCTTGTGTTATGTTAAATTTTGGTTGCATTTACTTTATTGTATCCACACATTATTATTTATATAGTGTGGATATTATAGCATACTTTCAAGCTTTGCGATACGATCATTAAGATTATCCATACTCACAAGAGTTTCGGGGCTTATTGAATACTGCATAATAAGGTGAGGATAGAGAGAGTTAAGGTCAAAATTAACAACCCAATCATACTTTCCTGGAATCGGTTCCTTAACATACGCACCTGCATACTTAGCATCCTTGTCTGAACGTTCTTTAGGTGGAATTACAATATTTCTCTTTTTGAGATAATTGTAAATAATCGCATCCCACATACGAACTTGGTAGAAAACATCATTATAATTTACCTTAGCATCATATGCCATCGTAATTGCAAGTTCAATCAATTTCATCTTGTCTTCCATTCGGTCAACAAGTTCCACGTCAATGATATTATATTCTACAAATTTCTGCCACCCTTTGGTATAGAAGTCCTTGAATGTATCAAACTCAGAGTGATCAAGTTTCTTTTGTCCAAGTTCTACACCCGCAATATAATCCAACCGATAAGATTCTTGGGCTTTATAGGTAAACTTTTTGTATAGATTTAGATAATCAAGTTGCGTAATACCTCCAACATCATAAGAAATTTGTTTACGACCCATTACAATGGTTTCACATTCAGTCACCAATCCCCAAGGTGAAAGTCGTTTCATTAACTTTTCACCAAGAATGCGATCAATACGCCTCACCAAATAAGGCATATCATACAATTCACTATTCCAACCAGTAACAACTTCAGGAGTATTACTTTCAATCATCCACCAGTTTATAAAGTCATTCAGTAACTCATATTCTGTTCGGAAACTTTTGTAGATAACATTCTCTTGCTTATTATTAAAAGGACCTTGACCCCATGTGCGAATCTGTTTAGTGGTATAATCCTGCACAGTAATAAGAAGAACTTCTTCTGCGGCAGACTCTACATCAGGGAATCCATTCTCAGTCTTTACCTCAATATCAATCGTAGATATTTTGATCTTTGTAGTATCAAACTTGACTTCTTCTTCTGGATACATCTCAGAAATATACTGATAGATGTATCGGTCATTACCATAGATCTTAAAGTTTTCTACGCCATCATACTTCTTGATGAACTCCCTACAATCACGAACAGTTCCTGGATCTATTGATTCAACACATTCCCCCTCAAGAGTTTTGTATTTTGTTTGCTTATTAGAGGGGACGAATAATGTAGGATAAAACTTTTCTCTTGTGGCAAAGTGTCTTCCATTCTCATACCCACGCACAAGAAAGTGGTCACCGACCATTTGAACATTGGTGTAAAATCTCATTATGGATCCTTTGATGACGAATGTTTGTTTCAAATTTGTCTGTGTATATTATAGCATCTTTTCCACTAAACTCCTCAAATGCACTAATAAACATGGCAAAATAGTGCCAATAATTGGGTGGAATGTACTGCGGTGACATGCACACAAAGATGTAGTCAAAATTATAATTATCAAATATGTATTCTTCTTTTTCTACATTTCTATAATTAGGAACAACCTCGGCATTGAATTGATTGCGTACTTTATTCCCACTATTTGCATTTCCTATCCAAGTAAAAGAGTTTAACTTTCCCTTTCCACCCAACCAGGCACCCCAATTTCCTTCATGAACCCTATCATGTTTCAATAACTCATAAAACTCCATCTGATAAGCTTCTTCATCAGGCATTTTTTGAGTATAATCTCCACCAAAAACATCGTCGTGATGATCAATATTAATTAAATCAATGTTTTCCTGGTCAGCAATACTGAACAAAATAGAATCATGCTCATATCCAAAAGAAACCTTATCACTATCACAATTGCGAAGTGCTTTCAAAAAAGTATTATAACAGAACAACAAATTAGATTGGTCAATACGAAAATGACTCTCATCAAAATCAGTAGTGTTAAAAAGTTGTTCCCATCTTCTTATTGGATTAGGATCAAACTTTAATTCATTATAAATTTGAATGGATGGACCCATGATGTAGTCCAAATCAATACTTAAGACTCTCATTACTTAGTAAGTTTAATATATTTTTCCAAAAGTTCTGAATTTGGATCGACAAGAGTCAGAATCTTATCCGACGAAATCATATACCTATTATCAGAAGTATAATCAATCAACCACGGAGAAAGTGTGAGACTTGATTGGTTTAATAGAAATGGTTCAATCAATCTACAATCAGGTTCTCCAAGTTCTGTCAATACTTCTTCAATCTGACTGATCAGAATCTGATTGTTCGTCAGTAGAATTACTTTGGTCACTTTGTCCATTTACTTTTTCCTCATACATGTTTTTTAATGTGTCAACCGGTTCAACAATTGTAACTAACCAATCCGGACGAATAGGAATTTCAACATCTTTAGATAAGATTAACCAAGGTCGAAAAGAAATATTAATTTGTTCTTGATTTTCCTCATTTTCAGTAAAGATATCACTTTGACAAATCACAACATATGGATTATGTAATAAATATCCAACTACATTATCTTCAACAATAAGTTCTTTGACATCTGCAATGATGTCTTCTCCAGATTTTAATACAGCAAGTTTAATAGACATTTTTAAATTTTAC